CGTCTTGAGGAATAGAAGACGAATCCATGCTTTAGATCCTTGCCTATAATAAATTTTATCCTACAGCATGAGGTTAATAATGACTAGGTAGTATTACGTGATCTTTGCAACGCCTCAACCGCTTGTTCGCGGGTGTCAAACTGACCGACAAGAATGGTTTTATAGTCCCGCATATATCGCGCGCGCCATTTGCCTGTTTCTTTACGATAAGAAACGCCTTTATTTTCACCTCGATTTTTTTTCAAACGTCCTTTACGAATCATGTCATGAGTATTTTCTTTGGCGGTTCCCAAAAAAAGGTGATGGGGATTCACGCAAGCAGGATTATCACATTTATGACAAATTAACTTACCTTCTGGGATCTCTCCATAAACGATTTCATATGAAATTCGATGCGCACGGTATAAGATCTGGTGAAAGGAAAAATATCCATAGCCTTTCTTTTTGTGACCTTTCCAGTTCCAACAATGTCCAAACCACTTATTCGAATCCCGGATTATTTTCGTCGATTTATCTATTTGGCTGTATTGCCAAAACTTGGCTTTTTCAAACTCGCTCAAGGTCGGCACGAATAATGTCCTCCACGAAATGGATTTTAACACAGTATAATATCATTAATCCTCATTTTGGTCAAATAAATACGAGGGAAATGATGGAGGTGGAATATCCGCAATAACGATCCGATTTTTTGGCCAGAAGATTCTTTAAATGTATCTTTACGGCAGGGAATGGAGAAGAACTATTCCGACAGTATCAATATATTACAGACCCAATGGTATCAAGCCGACCTGAATCAGCGCTTCACCATGAACGATCAGGAAGTATGGGGCCTTATCTTTCCAGGTGTTGCGACTTATCGCCGCAAGATATGGAATTTTAACATCATGAATCCCATAAGCGAAGCTATTAGCGGTCAGCAGAGACAGACGCGTAAGAGTTCGGCGGTTATTCCTATTCACAATGGCATGCAAAAGACAGCAGATCAGCTCACTAAATGCCTATATCACAATCACAAAAGCGGCTTTCATCAGACATTCAGCGATGCTTTTCAGCAAGGGGCTGTAATTCAGGGCTTGGGCTTTATGTACATGTACGCTGACTCCACGAAAGACCCCGTGAGTCCTGATCCTAGATGGCGTTACGTCGATATGAAGTCTACGCTCTTTGATCCCTACTTCCGCAAGCATGATATGAGTGACGCAAGGTTTTGGTGGGTTAGAACCTTCTTCGACGCTCAAGAAGCTGCGCTTATGTACCCGCAGTTTGGCGACGAAATCCTATCATTACCTAAAGGTACTTACCGCGATGATAAATTCTACTACATGCCCGAGGTTTACCAGATTCAATTCCCCAATCTCATTGCCTTTGATGAGTATTGGTACCTCACTAGCCGCGAAGCTAAATTCCTGGTCGACAAGAAGACGGAGGAGTGTCAGGAGTTTACTGGTACGAATGAGCAGTTAAAAGAAATTATGCAGGCGTTCAAAGGAAAGCTTGCTGTTATGAAAAAATCAATTCCTACCGTACGCCGCAGCATCATTTTAAACGATAGAGTCATAGTTGACGAGCCTAATCCTTACGGAATCGATCGCTATCCTGTCGTGCCTATCGCATCCCTATGCAACATGGATTCTCCATATTACGCTTATAAGTTCAATAGTCCAATGACAATGCTGAGGGACTGTCAGTATTTGTTAAACCGTTTAAAGGTTTCCAATTTGGAAATACTTGACGCCCAGCAGCAGGGATTGAAGATCAAGAAAGGAGCCTTAGTTACACCTGAAGACGCTTTAAACGCCGGTCATGGAAGGGTGCTTTCAATCGATCCTGACTTCCAAATGGACGATGTCCAGGCAATGCCCATTGTGCCGCCGTCTCCAGTCATGCTTCAAATGGAAGATATGCTTAAAGGCATTTTCTTTAACATTGCTGGCATCGATCCTAACGCCATGGGTATGGACATTGATGATAAAGCCGGTATCATTACCATGATGAGACAAGCCGCTACAGCTAGAAATCTTCAAAGGCTCTTTGATCAAGCTGATGAAGCTCAAAGACTATGCGCTGAGATAGAAGTTGAGTATATCCAAAAGAACTGGACCTATGGAAAGGTTAGACAGGTCATTGGAGAGGAGCCAACAGCAGAGTTTGATAGTAAAATCTTCTTTAAGTATGGGTGTAAAGTTGTTCAAGCAGCTCTTACAGAGACTCAGCAACAGTTAGAACTAGCCCAGATTCTTCACGCTCAGCAGCTCTATCCTGACCTCATCCCTCCAGATGAGATATTAGAGTGTATGACCCTTCAAAACAAAGATCGCATCGTAGAGAAAGTAATGGCTAAGCAAAAGGCCATGCAGGAACAGCAGCAGAAGATGGAAGATCTACAGATGCAGCAGATGCAGGTCGACAATATGACGAAAGTCGCTTATGCGCATAGTCAGGAAGGACTAGCCAAAGAGCGGGTAGCTAAAATCCAAACGGATACAGCCGTCGCTGAAGATAAGTTGCGTCGTGCTCACCAAGAAGACACGGCGAGCTTGCTAAATGTTGTCAAGACGCTCAAAGAGTTAAGAGGAATAGATCTAGATCATTTGATGAAGCAAGTCGAAATTCTAAACGCTTTGAGTCCTGCTGCAAATCCTGAAAAGGAAGTTGTTGCAAATAACCAAAATGTTGCATGAGAGTAAAGTTATAAACGTTTTTAAACGAGGTATTGTATGAAAGAGAAAATGTCGCATAGAGGCCATGAGCAGGGGAATATGAAACCTACTGTTGAAAGCTACCAAAAGCCTGAAAAGGATTTTGCTGAGCGTGGCTTTAACAAAACGACTGAGTATGTCGAGAGACAAGATGCTCGCCAGTCTGGCATGGCCAAAGGTGTAGAAAAGCAATCCTATAAAGGCCGATATTCTTAATAGGAGAAAGCAATGGCTAAACGAGAAGATTCTAAGTCGTATGAGAGAAATCGCATAGAGGTTCAGAAGGGCCCGATTAGTATGGATGAGCAGTACTCAAACAACTTTCGTCGGCAACCTGAATGTACCCTTCGAGACTTAGAAGACAATAGAATGCGTCAGGAAAAAATGACGTTGACATTGCACACACCCGAGCAATAGCCGGTTTGGCTACTGAACCGACATGGAAAACCAGTAGCTTTTTTTATGGCATGTTAGCTCAGGTAGTTAGAGCGCATCTGGGATTTATAGGCCCAGATGAGGTCGTAAGCGCAACTCTTACACGTGCCTTCGCTTTTACGCAGAAGACGTATTTGATCTATATAAATCTCCTATGTATATTATATATCGCATATATAACATACATATAGGAGCTATATGATTATTGTCGTCGGGGGGATTAAGGGAGGTAGTGGTAAAACCACGATTGCCACCAATCTTGCTGTTATGCGTTCAATGCATAGGAAGGTGCTGCTTGTTGATGCTGATGAACAGAAAAGCGCCTGGGATTGGTCACAGCAGAGAGAGGCTTATGAACCTGATTTATTGAAAGGTTCTTTCTCGACGGTATGTATGTCTGGAAAGGCAATTCATTCCAATCTTCAAAGATTAAAACAAGACTATGACGACATAATCGTCGATACGGGGGGACGAGATACTACCTCTCAGCGTTCTGCTTTATGCGTAGCTGATGCTCTTATTCTTCCTTTTAAGCCAAGCTCTATAGACGTTTGGACAATGGGCCCTATTCGAACCATTCTTTCTGAATGCGTCAATCCTAGCATAAAAGTCTATGCTGTCATAAGCCAGGGTGATCCGGTTGGAAAAGACAACAAGGAGGCCATGGATATTCTAAAGGAAGTTAGAGAAGTTAACACGTTAGATGGGATCATTGTCAATCGTAAGGCTTTTAGAAACGCAGCTGCTGAGGGGCTTGGTGTCTGCGAGATCTTCCCTGAAGACAAAAAAGCAACACAAGAGATTCAAGTCCTTTACGACATAATATATAAGTGATATATACCAAACATATAGGAAACATATGGCAGTCAAGAAAAAAGTAAGTCGAGAGATAGAAAACTTTATTGATAAAGGGGCAGCTGTTAAATCGGAGAGGGAGATTCTATTTAAGAATATTCTACTTAGGATTCCAGTGAATCTTCTCAATAAATTAGACGAGGAAGTAAGCAAGAAGCCATGGCTAGCAAGAACTCAGTGGATTGTTATCGCCATCTATGAAAAACTCAACAGTGATATGAATGAAGAAAAAGAAGGACTTGGAGCAAGAGATTAATGAGTTCTTGGAGTATTGGGATTGCAACCAGATGTCTAATTTTCTGCGTGATATCATCCCTCTTTTTGAACTATATAATGTCGAAGAAGATAGCGATTGGGTTGCCGATGGCGTTGGTAGCGACGATGTGCGAAACGTACGATTAATTCGTACGGTTTACCTCATATCTAAGATAGCTGAGTTTCACGCAGGAAAGCTTTGTATGGTAAATATAAGGTTTAAAAATATTTATCATCGCCTAGAAAAAGAAAGCGCGGTGAAATGCGATGGTTAGCTAAGAATTAAATTAGGATAAACTTTCTATTTCTTTGGAACCTTGACTAGTTCATCTCCTTGATAAGTCTCATTTTCCACCCAATTACCATTCTCATCTTTCTTAAAACCGAAATACTCTAACTGCAAATTTTCCCACCTCTTGAGCTGCTGTATGCGCTCAGCATCGTATAGGCCAGGATTCATGAGAATATTCATCATATGAGTTCTGTGGGGCAATTCCCAACAAAAATAAACGTCTCCTCCAGGATATACATGAAAAACCATTGTATCTTGTTCGGGATAGGGCCTGTACTTCGTGATTTTTCTAAGTCTAACAAGTCCACGCCTTAGCATCAGGTCATATTTTTCATATATGGCCAAATAAAAGGGCTTGCCGCCCATTTCTTTTTCTCCCTGCTCAATCGCCTCATTGATATCCTTCACCAAGTCCTTGGTAATTTCATAATTTACATCACCAATGATTACGCCTCTTTCTCCATTTATCTGGGCATCTCGATAAATTTTTCCTGCTGTTTCTCTTGTTGGGTCTATTTTTGATGGATACTTCACTTTCATTCTCCTAATCAGCACTAGAAACATTCTTTACGAATAGTTCTAGTCCAGTGGTTATTTAATTGTTGTTTGTGCCCTTTTTGTGCGCATTCACACGAACAAAAGACTGTTCTTTGGCGTTTTTTGAGGTTTTTGTTTGCTGGAACCTTTTCTCCACAGGTACGACAAAACACGCGTTTCGTCGTTCGATTTTCTATTGCTTTTTGTAGCTTTAAGCGATACATGCACTGGTAACAAATATTCTGACTATTTATAAAGTCATCATCAAATCTTTCCGCTTTGCAACTATCGCAAATCATTTCACCTCACATTTGTTTGACTTATATGATTTTTATTTAACAAAGTCAATTGTAAGGCGTAAATAAGGCGGGATAGCCTCCGTCGCGGCGTAATTGTGGGCCTAGCCGACCACCAAACAAAGAGGAATTCAATGACTGAGATTGAAAGCCAAAACAGCGTAGTTAGCGAGGTAGCGCCTCAGGTCGAAAACCAAGTCAATGAAGTAAGAGAGGCACAAAGCCAAGGTCAAGAGCCGGTAACAAACCAGCATTTGAAGGCGATGCGTCTTAAGAATGCCGAACTCGAAAGAGAACTGAAACAGCTGCGAGAAGGACAGATGCAGATTATGCAGGCCCAGCTTGCTAGTCAGCAGCCTGTGCGTCAAGAGCTCGATGAGTTTGATAAAATCAGCGATGAGGAGTTCATTCCTTTAGGTAAGGTGAAAAAGCTAGCTGAGAAAAACTCTCAGAAAGTGCTCAAAAACGCCGAAGAACTCGTGCGTCAAGAGGTCAATAAAGCCTTGCAGAAGCGTGAGCAAGATCAATTCATGGATCGCTTGAATCGTCAGTATTCGGATTTCTCCGAGGTCGTCACTCCTGAAACTTTATCAATTTTGGAAGAAAAGGAACCGGAGTTGGCGGCGACGATCGCGGATCTAAAAGATCCATATAAGATTGGAATGCAAAGCTATAAGTACATCAAAGCGATGGGACTTTCCAAAGCAGCAAAAGAGGTTCGAAGAGAGAAAGAAATAGAAAAGGCTATCGAAAAGCAAGAGAAGGCGGTGACGTCTCCTATGGCATTCGATAAACGCCCCATAGCTCAAGCTTTCAAACTCACTGATGCTATGAAGAAAGACCTCTATCGTGAGATGCATGGCTATGCAGCGCTAGCAAGCTCGGTTCCCGAAATGACCGGATAGGTCAAAAGGGAATAAAAAATGACAGTATCAATTGCATCGTTGCCACCGCAAATTCAACAGCGGTACAACGCAAAATTGCTGTCAACTCCAGAGCACAACTTAATTCACCAGTTGTTTGCTACACCAGTTGAGTTGCCAGACAATCAAGGGTTCATTGATCGTCAGTCACGTTACGACAGGCTAGACCTGTTTGAAGTGCCTCTCGATGATGGACAAAACAACCCACCACCGCAGCAATTAAATAGGGTGGACGTCGATATAAATACGGCAGTCGACGGTATTAGTGATAACTTACAGTGTGCCGCGTAAGGGTCTATGCAACATATATTGTGTTGACTAGACAGGTTACAATCACTAACGAGGATTAACAAAATTGAGTCCTCGATAAATCCGCTCTGATTGAGGTGGAAGCCCTAACGTTAAGCCGAGGGTGACACTGCGGAAGGACAAATAGGCTTATGTATATTTATAGAGGAAAGTAAGCGATGACATTCGCAACGAAGTTCAAAAAGTTCTTGAGGAAGTTTAGGTCTAATGACTCCATTTTGGGGCAAGATGTAAGTTTCTCTCATCCTGAGCATAATTGCGCAATGTTGTTTCTTTATCCTCAGGTATGGGTGAATTCTTGGAAGAAGTCTGTCAAGACTTTCTCCGGTTACATTTGCTTCATAAACAGTTCTACGAAGAAGGTGTTTTCTTTTTTTAGAAACAACTTTTTTCCAATAATTGATATTCAGAAATTGTTGAAGCCATTTCATTATGGATTCATCAACAGATGCAAACTTGAGAACTGTTCTATGAACTACTGGATAGGTACCTGTTCTTGCTTTGACAGTGTCAATGTAAAAACATCCGTCCCCATCTATGTAACCAGCAAGGTAAGCAAAGTGCAATTCTTCCATGTAAACTCCTTCTCTGTAGTATACATATTCAGTATGATTTTGTCCACCGTAAACGACTTAGCGAGTGGAATCCGAAAGGATATGCGAAAGTCTGATCTCATGTCGAAAGCATGAGAGGAAGATCCGAAGAGATTTTCCCGCCTAGAAATAGGTCATAAAAGTAACAGATTGCCAGTTTTGAATAGCGCCGCAGCTCGTCTTGGACAATCTCTTCGCGAGACACAAGATGCTCTACAACGCGATAACTTGGAAAGCTCTGCTTCGATCATCAACTGCGTTGGTGGTACGAACGGTGACATTCCTACTGAGATGACAATCTCAGATGTGGATGACGTATTTACAGTGCTTCAGAATAACTCTGGAGAGTACATCACAAACATCGTGGAAGCCGAACTACGTTTTGGCACAAGCCCTGTGGGTGATGCGTACGGTTGTATGTTAACCACTAGGATGATTCCTGTGTTGTACAACATGACTGGTTTCATCAAGAAATTCCAGTATCCGAACATCTCACAAACGTTGAGCG